TTCTACCATCTTCTTTAAGTTCCTTAATCATATGTGAAACTCTCTCAAGATTGATGGTTGGTCCATCTGGATGTCCTAATTCTCCGTATGCACGATTCTTATTGATGTATTCTTTATTATACCTTGCAACTTCTTTTTGCAAAGTTTCAAAAGGATAAACTCGACCATTGCGATTTTTTACATCAGATTGAAGAAAGATACCCTCTATGAAGTATTCCTTCTTACTAGAACCTTTACCTTCTACAAGGACATTGATTTCTTCATTTACTTCTGTAATTAGTTTCATTTAATTATCCTTTTTTCTAAGTCTTTCTAATTCTTTTTTACGAACAACCTTTATAAGTTTTCTAGCCATGCGATCAATCATAGCACCTTTTTTCTCTAATCTTTTTTCAAGGGCCATCTTTTCTGCATTTGTTAAAGCTGCGATTGATTTTTTCGCATACTTTTGTTTTAACATTTTAATAGCAAGTTTTCTTGCTCTTTGTTTTAACTTTTCAGGTGATGCCTTCTTAAACTTTGCACGTTTTATAGCAATTCTTCTCTTGGCTGCACTTTTTCTAAATGCGGCTTTCTTTTTCATTCTTTGTGCAGGAGTAAGAACTTCCTCCAAGTAATCTTTAAAACTTAACATGGTCTACCTAAATAATTTACGTTGCCAGTATTTTACAATCCTTGGTTGTGGAAGATTCCACCCTATTAACAAGCCTATAATTAAAGACAACCAACAAAACATTATAGTGGGTGTCCCATAACTATTTCTTCAACAAAAATCGCACCATCACTACCAGCAGTTTGGTTAATCGCAGAAATACTATAATTAGAACGAAGTGTTCCAAATGTAAATGCACCTGTTGATGTCGAGTTTGGTGCAATCGTGATAGTAGTATCAGAAATAGCACTTACGTTTACATTTGTTATTAATGTATTCCATGCAGATACACTACAATCTGTCATAGCAACTTGATCACCAACTGCAAATTGATGACCTGCCTGATCAACTGTAAGAACGGCTGGGTTTGCATTTGTTGCAGATATTATTTTTATAGACTTTGGTCTTTCTTCTGGTATAATTTCTATTGATGTATTTGCTCTTAAATAGATACCATTTGATACATCAGATGAATTAGTAACAGCCGTGCCTTCATTGGATAGTTTGACAAACAAATCTTGTCCACCATACTCACTTACTCGTATAGAACTATTTGATCCTATAGGTCCAAGACTAACTGTATGTTGTGCATCATCAGCAGTATCACTTGCTAGTATGACTCCTAATCTTCCTATAAATTTAAATGCCATAGTTGACTCCTAAAGTCCTTTATTGAAATTGAGAAACAAATTCAAGAACCTTATCGTATTCTTTATCATCATTTAACATAAAGTCTATTCGTTCTTGATTATCTTCGTTTAATTTATTGTAAATCTCTTTATATTTATCATCAAATTCCATAATTGCTGTCTGATAATGATCATAAAGTGTTTTTGCGATTTCTTCTTTATCTTGTTTTGATGGTTTTACTACATCAAATGTTTGTGAATATTTTTTAATACCATCTGTAACAGCATACGAGAACGCCTTGATTGCAAGTTTCTTATCAAACTTTCCACTTGCAACTTTTCTTTTCATATTTTTAATGACAGGTAAAATTCTTCTTTTGTATATGTGTGCATCATTCAATATGAACATAGAAAGTTCTGTTACAAGTTCTTTATCAAGTGCCTCTTTAATTTCTTTATCTTCTGGTTCTTTTTTACCAACTGTTGCATATTTCATTTTGAAATATTTTTTCTTGTCGGTGTCTGTCATTCTTTCAATATCACCAATATCATCTACATTTTTCATTTTCTTTCTAAGACTTGAAAGAACCTCTCCTTTACTGGAACCGTCTATAACAACTTTTCCAATTCCTTCCAAATCAACTAACCAATTTAGTTCAGAAAGATTATTTGCAGCTTTTTTCACTAAATCTTCAAATCTTACTTTTTCATTTTTCATTTTCTTAATCTGAGAAACAGACATATTGTGTTTATACATAAGTGCTGTGTGTGCAGATTGTGAAATAAATGGAATATCTGCTTTTACTAATTGAATAAGTTCATCTTTACCAAACTTCTCTATCATGCTACTCATTTTTTTTAGATTATCAAGACTAACTTTTTTATCTCGTAAAGGTTCATATTGTTTTTTGAGTTTCTTAATAAGAGAAGAAGATAATGCTTCATCAAGTTCAACTTCTTCTTTGATACCAAGTTGTTTTGCTACATTTTTTGCATCTTTTGAATCCGAAGGTTTACTAAATTCTTTACTTGCGAAATTTTTTAACCATTTTTGGACAACGACTCTTGCATCACCTTTAGGGTTCTTTTTACCTGCAGCAACCAAGGCATCATGTAAATCATCATCACCAAATATATTATATAATGCTGAAGAAGCATCATCACCATTTTTACCTAATGCAAAAGGTTTCTTCATAAAGTCTTTTGCCTTTTTTATCTCTCTTGAGTTTGATGGAAAAGCCCAAGTACCTTCTACAAGTTCTTCTTCTTTTATACCAGCCTTTTTCTTGCCATGACTCATAACCTTCTTACCGAAAGGTGTAAGATTACCTTTCTTATCATACATCTGATTAACAAGTTTCTTTTCGGCTGATGTTAATTCGAGAAGTTTTTCTTCTGTCATAACTCTGAGTTTGCCAGCAACATAAAGAGGGTGATTTTTTAACGCCTTTTGAGCATCTTTCTCATCATCAGGAGTAATTGTAACTACAAACTTATTACCTTGTTTTGAAACTTTATTATTGATTCTTACTTTACTAAGTATTTTTTTAACATCTTTTTCGACAGTTTTTAAGTTTGCTTCATCAAGTTCAACTTCTTCTGTAAACTTAACTGGTACAAGTGATGTACCTTTTTTAGTAAGAACCATCATTGTTGGATTTTTCTTTTGGTCAATGGTACCTTTAGCATCTTTGCGTACTTTTGCGAAGTTCTTTTTAGAGATTTTTACAACACCTTCTTTTTCATCATATTCATAATCTCTACCTCTAAGTGCCTCATCAAGTTCATCTTTGTCTGCGATTCGTTTACCACTTTTTGTTACTAGTTTATGATAGGCTGCTGGGTCATCTTCTTTAGGAGTATGATCTTCAAAATCTTTCATAGTGCGTCTTTGTAATTCTTCTTCACTCATTTCTTTTTTGGCCATGTTCATAGCAGTAGCGTGCATTACCTTATCTGCATCTTCGCCATAACGATCTTCAAACTCTTTTCGTTTCTTTTTGAGTTCTACATATAGTTCTTCTTTTCGTTTTAGAACTGCATCAGAAACTTCTTTTTTAAGTTTTTTCGATTCTTCTAATATCGATTTAATCGTTTTCATTAGGTTCCTCTACCTCAATATCTTCTTCGGGTTGATTTTCTGGAAACATAGCCTTTCCCATTTCCATCTTCTTTGCAGTTAATGCATCACCTACTTTATCCATGACTGCCTTTTCAAAAGCATCTTTAAACGCAGTAGGATTTTCTTGATTCGCACTACTAATCATTGATTGTATTGATTCAACTAAATCAAATTGAGCCATAATCTACTCCTTATTTTTTCGACTTTTTCTCAGTTTTTTTAGATTTTGATGTTGTAGTTTTCTTAGATACTGGTTTTTCTTCTTCTACTATTTCTGTAGGATATACTGCTGCTGGTGCTCTAGTAGGGTCTGGCATAGGTCTGCCACCTGCACCTACTCTAACTTGTCCTTTTTCCCATGTCATTTTTTCAATCTCCCCATGTATCTCTACAAATATCTATGTTTATTTATAAAATATTAGAACTCATCTTCATCTTCGGATTCTTGTTCTTTTTCTTGATTGATTTGTTTGTTCATCATTTCTATATCATCATCATTTTGTTGAAGAATGTTTCTTCTTACCCATTCGTTTGAGTAATATTTTCCAACATATGATTCTGCATTTTGCAAAGTTTCTAATCTATCTCTTAGAACTTCTGAATCTTTGAGTTCTGTGAAATGTGAATCTCTTACATAATCAAAATTAATTTGATCTTTCATCATTTCCCAATCGTTCAAAGTAACAACACCTTTTAAAAGAAGTTGTGTTTTGAGTACGTCAAGAAATAATAAATTAAAACGAACTCGTAATCTACTTACAAATTTTGAAAACTTGAGTTCATCACGATTAATTTCTGCGGCTCTTCCAAGTTGAAACCCGCCCGGTTCTTGTTCTAGTCGTGATGGTGGTACATGAAGCGATTGATACAATTTTCTTTGGAAATACTTGATATCTTCAAGTTCTCCAAGATTTTGTCCGCCGGGAAGTGTTGTAATTTCTGTTCCACGTCCACCCTCACGTCTTGGTAACCAATAATCTTCTAACATAGCCTGATGTCTGCGATCATCTCGTATTGTACCATCAGAAGTATCGTAAACTAATTTGTTTCGATATCTTGTCATAATACCTTTAAGATATTGTTCTGCTTTCATCTTTGGAAGATTACCTACATCAATATAAAATATTCTTCTCTCTGGTGCTCTTGATATACGATAGATAACAATTGCATCTTCAATCATACGCAACTGATTCATCGGTTTTAATGCTTTATGTAAGTAACTAAGTACTTTACCTTTTTGATCTGCGATACCAGAAGTTACGTTTGCGATAGAATCTTTTGCAATCTTCACACCATCACCAGTGGAACCTATTCCTGCGGAGGTATCATTGAACAAATAATATTCTGTTATAGATTTAATAACTTCAACACCACTATTTTGATCTTTGTCTTTATTGACTTTTCTCATTTTCTTAATGAAACGAGGATCAATAGGTCGAAGTTCTTGAATGCCTTTTTTTGGATTTTTGTCGTCTATTACTTTGTGATAGAATAATCTACCATCAACATACCATTTACGAAATACATCATGGCCTCTACTATTGAAACCCATCATACGACATACTTCCATAAATTCTTCGTTTATTTTGTCTCGAATTGTATCGGGTTGTTTCAAATTATCTAAATTGATTGATACAGGAGGTTTGACTTCATCACTTACGATTGCCTCATTTACAATATCATCTATTGCCTGATCAACTTCAAAATTTAATGATGCTTCACGATATTTATTGATTAGGTCGTTCTCACTTCTTGCAGAACCTTCTAAATCAAGATAGTGTCCAAAGACACCATAACCACTATCAATTATCGCACCATCTGCTTCTTCTTCAGCAGGGACTACAAACGACTTGTTCGGTTGTTCTTCGTCCCCACCGTTATCTCTACCAATTGAAAACCCAAATAATCTAATAGCCATACATTATTACCTCACGATTGGGGTTGTATTATGTTGTAACGCCAGTTGGCGATTCTACCTCAAAATACTGATATGCAAGAGTTACATCAAACTCTTGAATTGTATCAGTTGTATCATAACTCAACGGGATTGCAGCCACAGTAGTCGGGAACATATCACGAATTACATATGTGCGAATTACAGAACCATCTTTTGCAAGTTGATCTACTCGACCATCTTTCATGTATGTTCTTGTATCGCCTGCTGTGATATTTTCTACCATACCGTTTATAGCATTTGACCATCTTTCAAATGCGTTACGAATCAGATAATCTTCATCATTAAGTACTGTTACTGACCAATCTGCAAAAGTTCTATCTCCTGCGAGTTTGATAATTCTTCCTCTATAGTTTATTGGAATAGTTCCAATTGTAAATTCTGGAAGAGCAGTAGCCTTGATGAGAAATTCTGCTTCTTGAGCTGCAGCCGCTTCTCCTAACTGTTCTGGAAAGACCATTCTTACTCTGAACAGATTTGGTCGAGCACCGCTGAACTCTAATCTACTCTTAAATTCGTTAATATTCATTGAGAAATTCTCCTAGTGAATGATTCTTATATATTTATACGTTATCCACCCACTTCATCAAAACTGATACCAGTTCTTGTTGCGATAAAGTTTAGTGTAATGAAGTTAATAGAACGTGCAGGTTTAATGAATATATCTGCAACAAATTCATTTCTGTCGATTACCTCTCCAGTATTGTTTGATGTATCACAAACAACTTTAAAGTCGGTAATACCTCTACGCCCTTGTACATCTCTCAAGAATGGTTCAACTAGATTTACAAATTGTGATCTTGTAAATTCATCATTGAACTCGAATAATGAGAACTTAGCGGCTGTTGCAATTGCTTTTTCGAGAACGATAAACAATCTTCGTACATTGATTCTATCAAATGCACTTGGTCTATTTAACATAGTTTTATCACCAAACAATACTACACCTTGTCCGGGAAACTGAACTACAGGGTTGACACCAGCACGATACATTTCATCTCTTTGAGCTCTTGTAGGGTTGAATAGAAGTTTAGTTAAATTCTTAATACTTCCTCTATTGAAACCAGCAGGTGAGAACCAAGGTTCTGCAATCAAATCAGTTCTTGCAGTTAATCCTGCAACATCACCAGCGAGAGCAATATTTCTAAACACATCATTGTATTTGTCGTATTGATATTTGTAACTACCATCAAGAACTGCATATGAACTACGAGTTGTTGTCGTAGTATTTGCATATGTTACAAGAGTGTCAGCCTCTTTTCCGGGATATG